AACGATTTCTCCTAGCCCTAAGGTTTCGGGTAATTCAGTTACTGGGGTATACTTTTGGTAACAGGTGTTAACCATATCCTTTAGCAGGGTTCCAACCTTATCCGCAGTATTTTGACCCACTCCAGTCTCGGCAGCAATCTCTTCACATCGGGCAATTAGGACACTTAAATCACTCATATAAATGTATCGTTAAAGGATGGGTCAAAAGTAGAGTTAGTTAAAAAGGTTACAGGATCGGTTATTATCCCAAGTTCCAAAGCCAATTGTATATTAAATAGGATAGTTGGGGATGTTTCCGCAACCTTAGTAATTTCATTGAAGTTAATATCTGGAATGTTAAAGGTATAAATCCATTCCTTTAAACCATCTCCGGGAGTAGAAGTTTTAACCAAGCTATCCTGGATTATTAAAAAAGAACCAGGAGTACTATCGTAATAGGTTATAAAAGATTTGGATCTTAGAACCTGTCTAAAAGTATCATGGATAAATCTTTCCTGGGCTGTAGTTTCGGCCACCAATATAAAGTTAATTATTCCTTCATAGGTGGATAGATCCGATCTCATTTCATGGAAAACATTGCCAACCTTAACACTTTCAATTTCTGGGGAATTTCCAATCTCCCCTTCGAAAAACCCTCCCCAATCCATAACGATCCGAGGGGTGTGAACCTGACCTTTAGAAACGATGGACCCCGTTCCATAAACCTCAACTGCAAAACCCTTGTTGGAGTTTTTAATGGCTAATAAAGCGGCCTTATAAGCGGCATAACCGGCATCCGTATTAGCATATAAGGTTATATCCGGAGTATATCCAAGGCTTACTAATTTTAACCTTAACTTTTCGTAAAGGGATCTTTCAATCAGTTCCTGGATATTCATTTACCTTAGCCGTTTTAAAGAGTCCTTAATTGCGTTTTCCATTAATGTTTTAGCCAAGCCTTTTCCACCTATATGGTTAAAAGTGGGATTCCAAAAAGGCCTTGCTGGTTGTTTACTGGAACCGCTTTCGAATATTATGGAATAACGAGCTAAGGTCCAGGCTCCAGCTTTTTCAGGAAATGATCTTCTGTGTAAAGCCCCTTTTTTAAAAGATAAGTGAAGGCTGTAATTTCTTTGCTCTATACTTAAACCTTGTAAGGCATATAAATAAGCTTTGGACCGTTGTCCTATTATACCAGTTTCATTTTTATATTTTGGGGAATGAGCAGCAAAGGGAGCCCCGACCGAAGAACCTTCCGAAACAAAGGCCTGTAATAGGTTCTTCTTAAAAATATTTAAAAACTCTCTTTGTCCTTTTACCAAATCCATTTTCGCTGCCCGGCTTTTCTGAGCAGTGAAATAATTCATTATCTGGTTAAAGCTTTTCCATTTGCCATAAAACTCAATCCTTAATCCTTGAAAAGGCTTAGAAACGGCTTGGGCTAATTCCCGACCCGAAAACTTTTCTTCGAATTCTATAGCCATTATCTTGCATTAGCCCCGGTTTGAACATTGTCCCGTTTTAGTACCAGGATAGTATATAAAGGAGAAGTTTTATTTTGTGATGAAGGAGTATCCCCGGATAACCTATGTTGGATCCCATTAACTATAAATAAATCCCTAACTGGGTCAATATTCATTACCCCATTAGTTATCCAACCTTGTGAGGTTAAATATTGATTATTTATGAAAAGATAGCATTGTTCATTGTCAAGAGTTCCGGCTTCGGTTTCTTTGTTCATTGGCCATACCCGGAAAGTGTTATAGGCCACTAAGCATTTTAAACTTCTACTTGCATAACCGGTACTATCATCTTCCCCATAACGGGATAGACTCTTGGTTAACTTTTTCCAGGTTACTACCTGTTCCGCAGTTTGTTGAGAAAAATTAAACAAAGCGGTTTCAAAGGCTGTCCATTCTGCAGAACTGGGTCCGAATGTCATAATCTTTGATCGAATTCAATTGCTTGAATATATTTGTGAATATAGGATGAATCAGAGTTATATAAAACTGAAGGTCCTATCGATTCCTCATTTTTGCAACCGGATATGTATATTCCTAATACTCCAGCTAAACCACATATCTCAGCCTGGAGTAAATCGTAAACCCCACCGGGTTTCATTATTTCTTTTAAGGACTCGGAGGCTGAGTATCTTTCAACCTCAGTGGGTCCCGTTACAATCTTTTTAATATCTCCTGCCCCAGAACCTTGAGCCGATGCAGTTAGATCGGATACGGCTAGGATTAGGAAATCTCTTATAATTAATAAAGTGATGAGCATATTACCTTCGAAGGTATACTTAGTCTCATCGTTTTTATCGGCTTCTGAAATTTTAAGTCCCTCATACAACATAGCCTGCCATTTTTGAATTAGCAGAGGGATAGCCAAAGCCTGTACAGTGGCAGACTTTGGAGCTAACAACCCTACAGCGGCAGTGATAGTGGTGAAGGGAGTGGGCATTATTCGTATGCTCTTTCGGCTTTAACAAAGAACTCCACTAAGGAAGCTTTATCCTTAATGGCTTTGGCCTTAGTTAAATCATCCTCTTCCATGTATTGGAACTCTTCCATGATTGCCTTAACGGTTTTCATTTTAAGGAAGTTGATCCTTTCCATTTCTTTTTCGGTAAAAGGGGTTTCCTTGTCACCTTCTGTGGTTACTNCCNGTTCTACGGGCTTTTCCAAGATCTCAACCAGGTGTCCACCTNTTAAAGCGGCTCNAACTCTCCAAGAGANTTTGGTTACTTCGACCTCTTCTCCAGGATAAACCATTAACTCAGTTTCAGCATCGTAGAAGATACTAGCACTTGTTCCTAATCTTACTTTCATCGGTTTAAAGGTTTTAATTAAAAAGGGTTAGGCCAGGGCCTAAGCCCCGGTCTAACCAATTAATTGGTTGGGTTATTTACCCATAGGTTGGTTCATAGGACCATAGATGTCCATTGCAGCTGGGAAGCCATAACCAGAGAATGCTTTTGACTTATCCAGGATAAGGCAAGCATCCGTAAACATTTTGGCAAAGCCCAAAGTGAAAGAAGCATAGAATGCCTCAGTTTGGTTGGATACAATCCTTTCAGATTCAACCATGAGAGGCATAGCGTTCAGTTTCAAAAGAGCAGCCCTTGGGTCCAAGATCAGTTGCTGGTCAGTTCCAATGTTTCCGTGGATGTAATAGTCAGCTCCTTGTGGAAGCGGGGTTTTTACATTCAGGCGATAAGGAGTGGTTCCAGTAAGCGGGGTTTTGAACTCGGCCAAATCCATGGTTGTTAAGGCCACGTCTTCAGAGCCGATCATAGTAGTTGGGATACGGCCGATTTTATTCATACGGATCCAAACTTTCAAAATGTCGCGGAAGGTAAGGGTCCCAGAGGTACCCACCCCAATAACCGGAGCAGCTTCACTACCATCGGCCTGTTCGCCATTGATCAGGGTGTTGATGGCGAGGGTGTCAACCCCCATGCCCATCTTAACTCCAAAATCCTGGAAATACAGGGAGATAACGGCGAGGCTCACGTAACGGGCAACTTCATCGGTAATCTTAATACCACGTCCAAACTTGTGGATATCGAATTTCTTCGATTGGTAAGTAAGAGTTCCCAANGGAATGGTTTCACCTTCACCAACTCTTTTTGGAGAGGCATCGGCCATGTTGATAGAAGGGAGAACCTGTGACAGGCCAGTTGTTACTTCCTCAGCGGCAGTAATATTAGGCCAGATTGGAGCCAAGCGATATCCCAATCGCAAGGAGTCACGGAAGATTTCGGGGATAAGCCAGCGAACATCCGTATCCGGAGTTGTGAACATGTTCTCAATGGTGTCGAAAGCCAGGTTCACACCCAAGCTCTCATACAATACATTGACATCCACTTGCAACTCTTTTTGTACGATTTCGGCAAAAGTCATATCCACGGGAGAGTCTTTGTGAAGCCTGTAGCTGTTGGCTTTCTTCACAAGCCCCTGCAATTTGTTTTTGTATGGGGACGAATCCAGTTTATTTAAGTCCATAGCGCAGTTTGTTATTTAATTATCAATTTATTTGGTTTCGTGGATTAGTCTTTCACCAAGACACGGATGATTTGTCCGGCATCGGTAGCTTTATCCAAAGCCCATCCCATATGGAGGCTTCTTGGTAAGGCAGCGCCTTCGGCGGGGGTTACCACAGCAGCCAAAGCGATCACTTTGGTGTACAGGGTTGAAGTGTCATAGCCATTGTACTGAACGGGTCCAGCATTAAGGGCTGCTCCAGATTGGCAATAGATAACGGCATAACCTCGGGTTGCGAGTGTTACATGGGCTCCGTAAGCGGATTCTGCGGTATGAATGGAGATTCCAACCATGAGTGATTCGGCATCACCGTCAGCACATGGGGAAACTTTACCGCCATCAGCGTGGAGTTTGCAGGGTTGGCCTACGTAAATTCCGGAAGTTGCTTCGAATTCCAGGAATAATTTGTGGGCCTCGGGACCATTCAAAAAGGTGGTCTTGGATGAACTTCCAGATGAGTAAGGCATGGTGTTAAAATTTAAGGGTTAACTTTGAAATATATAATTAGAAAAAGTTTACTTGAAGAAATACAGGATTATTTGGAGGAGTGGATGTCACTGGGTTTTCTGGACCGAGTGATAAACTCTTCCTTNATTTCTTCTTGGTTACTTGTTTTTGTTGTTCCACCGGAGCTGGCTCTGGAAACGTTATGGCTTCCACATTCCTTACAGGAAAGAGGAACCAGTTTTTCAAAAGCCTCAGTGTATGTTTTTTCAAATGCCAGGGCTGTTTCCAGATCCGCATTCTCAATGGTTTTGATAATGGCTTCACTTGGAGCTTCGGGGTTAGCCAGTTTGTAATTGGCGATGGCTTTATCCCTTACCGCCTGGAGATGATCTTCTCCTTGTTTAGCTTTAAGGATAAGGCTATCCAAACTNCCGGCTTCTTCAACCTTAGCAAGGATGGCTATTTGTTCTTCAGTCATCTGAGGACGGGAAACCAGTTCGGTTAAGGTTTCTTTACTCAAAGTGGGCATAACCTCACGGAGAGAAGTTACCAAAGTTTTATCTTCCGATAAGGCTTTGAATTGATCCTGGAGGGCTTGGGATAAAGCTTCCTCAGTAAGTTCCTCGCTCAGAGGATTGCCAGCAAACAAGGCGGCATTTAAAAGAAGGATAAGAGATTTCATTTTGGGAATTTTTATGGGGTTGTTATTAAATTGCAGAGTTAAAGAGTCTTCCAACTCAAAAGTCTGTTTGAAATTTACAAAGAATTCATTTTGTTCATCGGCATCGAATCGATAAGCCGATTTGGCATAAGTGGGGTTAACGATCTTTCCATCATGGATTTTTTGAGCAAATACATCCGCTCCATGAGAAACTAAGGAGAATTCATTGAAACGGGTTATCTTGGTTACGATTAACCTTATCAGATTCCCTTTTTCATCAAAGGTACCGGCCTTGTCCCAGAAATCTTCCAGGTCATGGGATTTTTCCCATTCAAAGGTTACCGAAACAGAACCAGAGTGGATGGATGGGGGTTCCATATTAAGACCCCTTGCGATTCTGGGATTGCTTTTTGCATCAATCTTCAAAATGCCATTAACCCCAGCCGGAACCTTTGTACCCTCGGCAACATAAGCCTCCTGCCATACTACCTCAAATACTGCTCCAAGAGAATTTCCTACTTCATCGTTTTTATGATCAGGGTAAACAGTAACTCCTTTTAAACGATTCATGGATGGTTTTAAGGCACCACCAGAAAAATCGATTGGAACTCCCGCTTTAAAAACCAAAGCCTCGGATAGNAAACGAAACATNGGGTAAATAAAATCCCCTTCGGATACTGTCCAATCTTCTTCCTTAACNGGGACAAAATGATTNTATTGGGATTCTCCCCCAAATAACCCAAAGTTTTGAACCATTTCCTGAGAAACGTTGTCACTAAAGGTTTTNGATATTTGTTCTCCAATATCTTTTACTGAGGATTCTTGCTTCTCNTTCAAAGGAACATTTCCCATNATTAAACAATGGGCTCCAGAGAATTTTAAAGTTATAGTTTTATNGAATGGGCTAGTTTTCATTGTTATCTAGGGTTAGGTTTCCTATCATTTCTTTTTGGTTGGGGTTTAGCCTTGTCACGGCCTTTTCTATCCCCAGTATCTTTGTCCTTTTCCTTTTTCTCTTGGCTTACGGCACCATCGATGACCTCTTGTGGATCTTCTCTGGGTTCATCTTCATCAGGACCATCATAACCGATTTCTTTAGCAAATTGAACTTGGCTTATGATACCTTGTTTATAAAGGACAACCAAGTTCCGAATTTGAATTTCCCTTGATTGTTCGATCTTAAGTTTGTCGGTAATGGTAGAAGGTTTAAAGGAACATTCTACTTCGGGGTTTTTAAAGCC